TCACCTGAGGACCTGGGGTGAGTTATGCGAGCGCCGAGCACGACCGAATGCTGGCCGGTGTCGTGATCAAGGGTTATGTCGTGGCGGTCGACCTGGAAGCTGGCCGGCTACGGATGTCAGACGGTACCGGCTGGAGCAGTGCCTGGGTGCGTTGGCACTCGTTGGCTGCTGGTAAGGCGCGACACTGGCGAGCACCAAGCTTGGGAGAGCAGGGCGCGCTGATCAGTCCTAGCGGTGACCCCGCTCAGGGCACTTTTATTCCCGGCCTGTACGGCAACGCCGGCGAGCGCCCGGACAACCGCGACCATGTCGAGGTGTGGCGCTTCGATGATGGCGGGTCCCTGGTCTACGACTGGGCGGCCAATAGCTACACCATCAAGCTGCCTACCGGCACGGTCAACATCGAGGTCGGCAGCAGCAAGGCGGTACTGACTGACGACGCGATCACCGCCAAGTCGACCGCGATCAGCGCCGAAGCCGAAACCATCGCGGCAAGGGCAACCCTGATCACCCTGCAGGGCGACGTGCAGATAACTGGCCAGCTCGTAGTCGCAGGCAACATTCTCGGTGGTGGCAGCATCATCGATACCACAGGCAACACAGCCAATCACAAACACTGACGGCCCGCTTTAGCGGGCTTTGTCTTTTCTGGAGCACCACTTTATGGCGGGCAAGAAAACTGCTGCGGATGACGCGGCAACGGATGCGGGCGTATCCGCAGTTGTACCTGATCCTAGTGCCGATGTTGTGTCGTCGGCACCTCTTGGCGTGACCTTCACCGATAGCGCCTACACCTCGCGCTCGCTGTTCCAGCAGGCCGGCGATGACCTGCGCGAGTTCAAGGTGCTGGCCGGTCGCGTGACCGTTCAGGCCCACGACGACGAGGCGCTGGCGTTCTTGGGTGGCCACCCCGACCTGCAGCGCCTGGACGGCTAACCATGATTGGCGTGGACCGGCGAACCGGCCAGCCACTTTCGGGCCTCGATCACCTGAAACAGTCGATTGAGGACATTTTGACCACGCCCTTGGGTACCCGGCGCATGCGGCCGGAATACGGCAGCAACCTGCGCCGCTTCGTCGATATGCCGGTTAACGAGGGCTGGAAAAGCGCCGTGCAGGCCGAGGTGGCGCGCGCCTTGGGCCTTTGGGAGCCGCGCATTCGTCTGGAGCGGGTGCAGGTCGTTTCAATCGTCGGCGGCCAGATCGGCCTGCTGCTGACCGGTCAGTACCTGGGCAACGCTGCTGTCGTGGAGGTAAGCGCATGATTGACCTTTCTTTGCTCCCGCCGCCCGATGTGGTGGAAACCCTTGAGTTTGAGGCGATTTATCAGGAGGTGGTGGGCGTTTTCCGCAGCCACATGGGCGACCAGTGGACGGCGCTGCTGGAGTCCGACCCGGTCGTCAAAATAATGGAGACCATTGCCTACCGCGAGCTGCTAATGCGCGCACGGGTCAACTCGGCGGCCAAGGCCAGCTTGTTGGCTTATGCCAAGGGTGCCGACCTGGACAACCGCGCCGCCGACTACGGTGTGCAGCGGTTGACCATCCGCGCGGCCGATCCTGATGCGGTGCCGCCGGTGGCGGCCGTCATGGAAGACGACGAGGCGCTGCGCTACCGCACGCGGCTCTCGCTTGAGGCGCTGTCCGTTGCCGGCAGCCGTGGCGCGTATGAGTACCACGGCCTGACAGCCTCGGCCGAGCTGGCCAACGTGTCGGTCGATTCGCCCCGGTTTTCCGGGGTGGCGCTCGACGCCGCGGTTAAAGCGTTGCTGCCGGCCGGGGCCATTGTGGTGGTCTGTGACTACGACGCCGGGCTGGATAAGCCACTGCCCGGCGACGTGTCGCTGGCCATTCTGCCAAGGCTGGATAGCACTTCGCTGCCGGCCAAGCTGGTGGCCACGGTGCAGGCGGCGCTGTCGGCCGAGAGCGTGCGGCCGGTCACCGACCGACCGCGCGTGCAGGCAGGTGCGCCGACCGACTTCAAGGTGCAGGCCGCCCTGCACGTCGAGGCCGGGCCAGATCCGGCGGTAGTCAAAGCGACCGCCCGCAAAGGCCTGGAAGCGGCCATTGCTGAGGCCAGGCGGCTGGAGGGGCAGTTGCCGCTGTCGGCCATCTACGCGGCGTTACACGTAACGGGCATTAGCCAGGTTGACCTGGTGCATCCTGTTGCAGGCGTCGTGTGTGACAAGCGGCATTACCCCAACTGTACTTCAATCGCGCTGACCACTGAGGTGGCAACGTGAGCCTGTTACCGCACAACGCCACGTTGCTGGAGCGCGCCCTGGAGCGGGCTAGCGAGCAGGGCATAGACCCGGAAATCATCCGGGGTGTGGCCGACTCGGCGCGCTGCCCGCCGGACTTCCTGCCCTGGCTCGGCTGGGCCTGGAAGGTCGAAGGCTGGGAGGCGGCCAACACCAACGCACAGCGCCGCGAGCTGGTCCGCGAGGCGATCCCGGTCCACAAGACCAAAGGCACCGTCGGTGCAATCCGGCGGGTGCTCAAGGCGGTGCGGGTCAACGCGGATTTCAAGGAATGGCACCAGATCCCGAACGCGGCCCCGTACACGTTCCAGGTCACGGCCTGGGCGAACGAGAACCGCGAGGGGGAGGGCTCGATTATCTCGCCGCAGTTGGGCGAGCGTCTGCGCGCCCTGGTCGACGCGGCCAAGAACGAGCGCAGCCACTACGAGTTCCGCTTAGGCGCGCGATTCGACGGTGGGCTAGTGCTGGCCAATGCCTCTCGATCCCGCGCGCTGCAGCGCCGAACGGCTGAGGCCCAAGGGGTACCGGTTGACATCTCTGAACAGCGTTTGCTGTTTGCCAATGCCACAAACGTGCTGGGCGTGGATCGACAGTTTGTCGAAGCGCAAAGCGAACCTATTCATTCAGAAACGGGCCTGCAGGTCGCTGGTGTGACCCGCTCCCGCGCTGTCGTGCGCGTCTCGATGGAGGCTGTTCTATGAGTACCCCGTTACAACCCCTGATCACCAAGGCCGGCTTGGCGGCAATTCTGCGTGCGGACAATACCGGCATCGCCGCGCAGATTACCCATATCGCCCTGGGCACCTCGGGCTACAGCCCCGACGCGAGTTTCAAAAGCCTGCAGAACGAGGTAGCCCGTTACCCCGTCGCGGGCGGCGAGCGCCTGAGCAGCACCTTGCTACACATCGTCGCTCTGGCCGACGGCAGCACGGCTCACTGGGTGCGCGAGATTGGCTTTCTGCTAAGCGACGGCACCCTGTTTGCGGTGTGGTCGCACCCGACTACGCCACTTGCCTACAAGTCGGCCGACACCGACTTGCTGTTGGCCTATGACCTGTCGGTGGCAGCGCTGCCGGCCAACAGCGTGACCATCGTCAGCACCGAGGCAGGGCTAAGTCTGAGCTTGGCTGCACCGATGGCCGCCCAGGCAGCGGCAGTCATGGCCGAGCAAATGCGCGGCCTGCTGCAACAGGATCAGCTCGACCAGCAGGCCGAAAAGCAGCGCATTGCGGGGCTGCAGCTGGCCAACCTGACGCCTCGGCTCAAAGACACCGAGCAACGCCTTAACGTGGACCGTGAGGCGACGCAAAGCGCTCTCGCGGTCCAGGCGGCGGCGGTGATTTCCCTACAAACCCTGGTTGTTCAAAACATTTATGGAGCCTGACTATGAGTCTTGAAAGCGATATCGCCAATATGCTGGCCAAGGCCGACACCTTGATCACCTACTTTGGCGGCAAGAAAGCCGATATTGATGCAGCGGTGGCCAGGGCGCTGGCGGCGATCCCGGCGAGCAACAAGAGCTTTTATATCAATGCGCTCACGGGCGTTGACACCAACGACGGCACGGCCGACAAGCCACTTAAGACGCTGGAAAGGGCTATTGCGAACACGCCCTTTGGCGGCACCCTGACCGCGTACCTGCAATCCGATTATGTGGCAGGCGCCAACGTCACGCTTGATAGCCGCTTCTTGCACCTGCGCTCTGACGTGGCCGGCACCAAGCGTAAAGTCACCTCGAATTACTTCCAGAACAGTGACGGGACCTCCACCCACATGGCGGGCATTGTGCTGTTCAACGGTGCGCAGGTCATGTCGTCGGACGTTACCTTTGTATTCCCGTCGCCCGCCGGCCAGGTTATCCCGCCGAGTGGCTTCACCAATTCATTCTTCAAGACCCAGTCCAATGGCGGCAACGTGAGCGTGGGCGTCAAGCTGAGTTCGTGCGAGATTTTGGCGGCATCGGATTGGGCGGGCTGGGTGGTGGGTTCACCTAACAGCGCGGTGATTTTTGAAACGCTGACAACGTCGTTCCCGGCCAGCTTTGGCGGTCGGTATGTGTATGGCGTGGCCGCCGGTACCAACCCGGCCACCTTGGCAAACATTCTGACCAACCTTCCGACTCTGTGAGGACCTAATGCAAACAACCAACCTTTCCGTCGATTTCGGCGGCAATACCCTGGTGGGTTACACCTTTTCGGATCTGCCCATTGGGGCAGCCTTGATTGTCGCGTGCCAGCAGATCGACCAAGCCGCCGATCAGGCGCGCCGCGCCGTGCTGGGCGACACACTACGCGCCCTGGAGTACCAAACGGCCGCTCTGGAGGCCGAAGCCTTCGCCCAAGGCGGTTACGCCGGCGATGTGCCGCCAACGGTGCAAGCGTGGATGGACGCGGCCGAGCTGGACGCCCAAGCGGCAACCGACAGCATTCTGGCCGAGGCGGCCGCCTGGAAAGGCGCGCTGTACAAGATTCGTGCGGCGCGCTTGAAGGGCAAGCAGGAGGTGCGCAAGCGCGGTACCCACAGCGCGGCCGAAGCCTCCGCAGATGAAGCAATTACCGCGATTCTGGCCGGTATTCAAGGCGTCGGTAACGCCAACTAAATTCACCTCGAACCGTAAACCTCAAGGGCCGCTATGCGGCTTTTTTTGTGCCTGGAGGGCACGCATGAATCGAACCCACTTTGAGCACGTCCTTGCGGCGCTGCTGATCATGGGCGCCCTGTGGGGCGTCCTGGCCCTACTGGGCGTGCCTGCTGGCCATTGGGCCGGCGCCGCTGCCGGCGTCTTCTTCTTTGCCGGCCGCGAGTACACCCAAGGCGAGCGCAACCTGGCGCACGTCGAGTCGGTGCACCTGGCGAATCTGCGCTGGTATGACGGCCTGCGCATTTGGCGATGGACCGTAGACGGTCGCCTCGACTTCTTCTGCCCACTGGTGGCCTGCCTGACCGTGGCGTTGCTGGTCCAGGTGCTGCAGATCCTGCAGCGCTGACAATTTCCTTTCTTCCACCCTCGGGCCGCGCACGACGCGGCCCTGTGCTTTCTGGAGTTTCAAATGGCTGGATTCTTTCACGGCGTTACCGTAACGAACGTCGACAGCGGTGCGCGAAACGTCTCGCTTCCGTCGTCCTCAATCATTGGCCTGGTCGACACTTTCACCGAGGGCGCCGGCGCCACGGCCAAGGCTGGCGACCTGGTACTGATCACTAACGAGCGTGAGGCGGTCGCCGCATTCGGTGCCACTTCTGCGATCACCAAGGCCTGCCAGGCCATCTATGCCCGCTCCAAGGCGGTGATCGTCGCCACCGGCGTGGCCAAGGTGGTCGACGGTGCC